GTGTTGGTCCTGCTACTGTAGACCGTGAGCAACTGGCTTAATAGCTAGTTGATGCAGGGAGGGGCTTAACCGCCTCTCCCTTTTATTGTTTAAAAATTATGTCTACATTTATTTCTTTAACGAATGAATTGCTACGAAGAATGGGTGAGGTTGTCTTGGACACCACCGAATTCGATGGAGCTAGAAACATCCAGTCTCTAGCTAAGAATGCTATCAATTCATCCATTAGAGAATTGATGCATGGTGCTCAAGAATGGCCCTTTGCTCTTACTACTTATACACAAACAATGACAATAGGTACGGGAACATATTCTTTCCCTTCTGATTTGTCTAGTGTTGATTGGGAAAGTTTCTATCTCAAGCAGCTAACAGCAGCAAACAATGATCCGGCTCGTTTACCTGTTCTTACATATGTTGACTACTTAGACAACTATCGTCCCGGTGAAGATGTGAATGGTACTGGAGGCTATGGTCCTCCTATTGCTGTTTATCAAACACAAGAAGCTAAGTTTGGTGTCACTCCGAAACCAGATCAGGCTTATGAAATTGAGTATAAGTATTGGTCTTTTCCTGCTGCCCTGTCTGCTGATACAGACGTAGCTATTATTCCTGATAGGTTTAATGGTGTGTTGCTTGATGGTGCTATGTTCTACATGCTTATGTTCAGATCTAATGAACAGGGAGCAACAATGTATAAAGAGAAGTTTGATACAGGTATCAGAACAATGCGTAGGCTTTTGTTAGATGAGCCTTTGTACATGCGTTCAACAATGATTGTTAAGCCTTCCTTTAATCCAAGAGTGTTTTAATGGCAGACAGAATTAGTGGCTTTAAGGTTACATGTATTGGTGGAATGAACACCAATAGGGATGTACTATCTCAAGGTGAGATGTACCCCGGTTCAGGTACACAGCTTATTAATTATGAGCCAGCTATTACTGGTGGTTATAGACGGATTAGTGGATATGCTAATAGTTTTGGAACTGTAACTGGTACAGGCAGTGTGCTTGGTGTTATGGTTTCAGAGAGTTTAAATGATGGTATCTTTGCTTGTCGCAAACCTTCTTCTGGTACAAGCTACTTTTATAGGTGGGTAAATTCTTCATCTACTTGGGTAGCAATTACAACTCCCGGAACTGTTACAATGGTGGGAGTTAAGAAGGTTAGGTTTACTAGATTTAATTGGAGTGCTCCTAAGTTTGCATTAACTGATGGAATCAATCCAGCGGCTGTGTATGATGGAACTACATATACACCAATTACGGATGCCAATGCTCCTAATAGTCCTAAGTTTTCTGCTGCCTTTAAGAATCATTTATTCTTAGCTGGTGATACAACAGATCCTTATAACTTATATGTTTCTTCTCCACTAAGTGAGACAAACTTTAATCCAGCTAATGGTGCTGCTGTTATTAATGTGGGCTTTGAGATTGTTCAGATTAAACAGTTTAGAGATACGCTGTACATCTTTGGTAAGAATGCAATTAAGAGTTTGACAGGCACTAACATAGCTGACTTTGTGGTTGGCGAAGTGACTACAAATTTAGGTTGTGTTGTTCCAGATAGTGTGATAGAACTGGGAGGAAGTCTAGTATTTCTTGGTCCTGATGGTTTTAGACCCGTGGCTGGAACTAATAAAATTAATGATGTTGAGTTGGAGACAATTTCAAAACAAATTCAATTCACCATTACAGCAATCTTACAAGAACTTGTATCTGGTTCTATTGATCCAGAAACATTAAGCTCTGTAGTTATTCGTAAGAAGTCACAGTTTAGATTGTTCTTACCAGCCGAAGGAACCTTTGGTTTGCTGGGTGGTCTTAGGGCCAGTGAAGGTGGTGTATCTTTTGAGTATAGCCAGCTTTTTGGTTTTCCAGCCACATGTGCTGCTAGCGGCTACAGTGGCTTAGAAGAAATTATTATTCATGGAGATGCTACTGGTAAGGTGTATAAACAAGAGACAGGAAGTTCTTTTAATAGTACAGAAATCCTGAGTGTTTACCAAACACCTTTCTACTATTTTCAAGATCCTTCAATCCGTAAAAACTTCTATAACATTTCTACATTCTTGCGTAGTGAAGGATCGACTAGTATTGTGATGGGTGTGGCTTATGACTTTGATGACTCTGTTAACGTCTTCAATCCAGCCAACTATAACATTTTAACAACTGGTGCTGCTGCTTATTACAATGAAGCCATCTATGATGCTTCAGCAATTTATGATGGTAATCCATCACCAGTAGAAAAGACAAACATTGAAGGCTCTGGATTCTCCATTGCTTTCAAATATGTGACTAATGATGAAAATGCTAGTCATACAATTCAGGGCTTGGTCTTGAATTATTCGATGAATGATAGACGCTAAGGGGAAACTAAATGGCAGGTTATGTAAGACAGTCGGCTGCTGATATTGTACCAACGGGCGTAGTTCGTGCGGCTCCAATTAACAATGAGCTGAATGCTCTGCGTGATGCCTTTGCTGCTGTTGCTGGTCATAAGCATGATGGCACTGCTGCTGAGGGAACTCCTGTTCCTGTTGTTGGTGACGCTGATTTATTAAATAAAATTGCCACTGATACAGCTAACAATCGTCATGGTGTGTTTGTTGAAGTGTCTGCTGCTACTGTTGAGCAGGTACGCTTCCAAGATGGTGTCATTGTTCCAGTGACAGATAACGACATTGACTTAGGAACAAGCTCCTTAGAATTTAAAGACTTATACATTGATGGCACAGCAAACATTGACAGCTTAGTTGCTGACACTGCTGACATTAATGGAGGCACTATTGATGCTACAGCTATTGGTGGAACAACCCCCGCTGCTGGTGCTTTTACAACTCTATCGGCCTCTGGCACTTCAACTTTGACAGGTGTTATCACGGCAACAGGGGGTGTTATAGGCCCAATTACATCAAGTAACGCAACCATCACGGGTGGCTCAATTACTGGCATCACAGACTTAGCGGTAGCTGATGGTGGTACAGGTGCTTCTACTGCTGCCAATGCTCGCACTAATTTGAGCGCAGCCGCTAGTGGTGCTAACTCTGACATTACTTCAATCACTGGTCTTACAACTGCTTTGACAGTTTTACAAGGTGGCACTGGTGTTACAACCTCCACGGGTACAGGCAATGTCGTATTGTCAACAAGCCCTACTTTGGTGACACCTGCTTTGGGTACACCATCCGCACTTGTTGGCACAAATATCACAGGAACTGCATCTGGCCTAACTGCTGGCAATGTCACAACAAATGCTAATTTAACAGGCGCAGTTACTTCTGTTGGTAACGCAACATCTTTGGGTTCATTTACTTCTGCCCAATTGCTTGGTGCATTGACTGATGAAACTGGTACTGGCTCTGCGGTCTTTGCAACTAGTCCAACATTGATTACCCCAGCATTGGGAACACCATCTGCTTTGGTAGGAACTAACATTACAGGAACTGCTGCTGGTTTGACAGCAGGTAATGTAACTACTAACGCTAACCTTACTGGTGCTATTACTTCAGTTGGAAATGCTGCATCCCTTGGTTCATTCACATCAGCTAATCTTTTGGCTGCTTTGACTGATGAAACAGGAACAGGCTCTGCAGTATTTGCTACATCTCCTACCTTGGTGACTCCTATCCTTGGTACACCAACATCTGTCACATTAACCAATGCAACAGGTCTACCTTTGTCTACAGGTGTTACAGGCAACCTACCCGTTACTAATCTGAATGGTGGAACTTCTGCATCTGCATCAACTTTTTGGCGTGGTGATGGTGCGTGGGCCACACCAGCAGGATCGGGAACAGTTACAAGCGTTGATGTAAGTGGTGGCACTACAGGACTAACGACAAGTGGTGGGCCAGTTACTACATCAGGAACAGTGACCTTGGCTGGCACTCTTGCTGTAGCAAATGGTGGTACAGGTCAAACCTCATACACCAATGGTCAATTGCTTATCGGCAATACCACAGGTAACACTTTAACTAAAACAACATTAACTGCGGGTACTGGCGTAACGATTACGAATGGCACTGGCTCAATAACAATTGCTGCTTCTGGTGGCACTGGTGATGTAACAGGCCCAGCCTCTGCAACAGACAATGCAATCACAAGGTTTGACTTAACAACTGGAAAAATTGTACAAAACAGTTTAGTAACAATTGCTGACGATGGTGCTATCACTGCCCCACAAGTTGGATCGGTAATTCCTTTCTATTATGCCAATCAAGCGGCTTTCCCGTCTGCAGCTACTTATCACGGGGCTGTTGCACACAGCCACTCTGATGCTGCAATGTATTTTGCTCACAGCAGTGCGTGGGTCAGACTGCTTGACACTGGTGGCCCATTAGGAACACCTTCAAGTGGCACTGTGACTAATCTTACAGGTACAGCTTCTATCAACATCAACGGAACTGTTGGTGCTACAACCCCTGCGGCTGGTGCTTTTACTTCAATCACTGCATCTTCTGATTCTACGTTTACGTCTACTGGTGCTTTAAGCATTAGCAAGGGAACAACTGGTCAGCGCCCAACACCAGCAAGCGGTATGCTTCGTTTCAACACCACAACAACGGAGTTTGAGGGTTACAACGGCACTGCATGGGCTTCTGTGGGTGGTGCGGCTCTAAGCAACGACACATCCACGGCAACTAACGTCTTCCCACTGTTTGCAAACGCTACATCTGGCACGGCTTCAACGCTGTTCACCTCAAACGCCAAGTTTCTTTATAAGCCAAGCACGGGCGAGTTGAGTTCTTCTGTTGTGAATGCATCAAACGGCATCTACGTAAATAGCCAGTCTATTGCTGTGAGTTATACAATTGCTGTAGGGTACTCTGCCATGTCATCTGGCCCCGTCACCATAGCATCGGGTCAATCGGTTACTGTTTCTAGCGGTTCACGCTGGGTTGTTTTGTAAGGATAAATTATGAGTTCAATAGTTATTGCTGGCGACACAAGCGGATCGGTAACGCTACAAGCCCCTGCTGTTGCGGGTTCTACAATCCTCACACTACCCGCTACAAGCGGAACAGTCCAAACATCAGGCGGTGGTTACACAACCAATGGTGTTGCTTTTGCCTCATCTACAAGTGTGTTGGCTACTGGCTCTGCGCTTACTTTTGATGGAACTAAATTAGCAGTAAGCGGTGCAGGTATTGCTGGTGCTGATGATCGTATATTTACAGTTACAAATACAGCCGCCAATGGTTACGGAGCGATGACCCTTGTCGGCACATCTCGTGGTGGCTATCTTAATTTTTACAATGGTGCTACGGCACAAGCGTCTATTGTTGGACAGGCAAGCGCATTAAGTTTTTATGTTGGAGCCGATTCAAGCGGCTCAGAAGGTATGCGCCTCAACTCAACAGGGTTGGGTATTGGTACAAGTTCGCCTCAAAGTAAACTGCACGTTTCTGATGCAGTAGCTGGTGGGCAACTGCTTGTTACAAGCAACGAAAACAACAGCTCGGCAAAGATTGGCTCTTTAGCCACTATGAATTACACAAACGCAGAAGAGCCTGTATTGGCTATTTCAGTAGAAGGAGGTGCTTCTGAAAACATTGTGCAGATTGGTGGTGGCCCCGGTGAATTTAATGCAGCCACTCTCATTAAGTTTTCAACGGCAGCTAACACCACTACAACGGGTGGCACAGAACGAGGAAGATTTGCATCAGATGGTACTTTTAATGTTGATTGCACAGCAATACCTAATGGTGTAAACCGAAGGGGTTTTCAAGTTATACCAGATACTGGTTTAAACGATACAACAAAAGTGCTTGTTGCAACTACTACCACTTCCACACGAGCATTAATTGAATTTAATAATGGGAATGGCAATGTTGGTTCTATTAACACAAGTGGTTCAGCAACTAGTTATGTAACCTCATCCGATTACCGCTTAAAGAACACTATTGCACCAATGACAGGCGCATTGGCTAAGGTGGCATTGTTTAAGCCTGTTACTTACAAGTGGAATGTTGACGGCTCTGATGGTGAGGGTTTCATTGCTCATGAATTAGCGGAAGTTTGTCCCGATGCCGTAACTGGTGCAAAAGATGCAGTAAAAACCTACACCGATGAAGATGGCAACGAACAAACTCGCCCTGTTTATCAAGGCATCGACACTAGCTTCTTGGTAGCCACGCTCACAGCCGCAATCAAAGAACAACAAGCCCTAATCACACAACTCACAGAGCGCATCACTGCGTTGGAGGCTAAATAATGGCAAGCATAATCAACGCCGCTACATCAGGCGGCTTAATCAGCACTGCTGACACATCGGGCATCTTGCAACTGCAAACAGCATCAACCACTGCGGTGACTGTGGATGCTTCACAGAACGTGGGTATTGGTACAAGTTCGCCTGCTTACAAGTTGTCAGTAAATGGCAATGCAGGTTTTACTGGAAGCTATATTAGTTTCAACGACTATTCTTACATCCGAACTGATGTGGCTGGTTGGTTTACCATGCAAGCAGGGTCAAACGGCTATCAATGGCGAAATAGTGCTAATAGCGCAACAGCGCAAATGGTTCTTGACTCCTCAGGCAATCTAGGCTTGGGAGTTACTCCGAGTGCTTGGAGTACAGCATCATCTACAAGAGCAATGCAATTTCCCGGTGGTGGCACAGTTTGGGGTCAAAACTTTGGTGGTAGTAATCCATCAATTCAAGTTGCTTGCAATGCATATCTAGATGCTGTTGGATATAAATACTTTCAGTCAACTTTTGCAAGTCAATATCAACAGAACGCTGGCACTCACGCTTGGCAGACAGCCGCATCAGGCACAGCAGGAAACGCTATCACTTTTACCGAGGTTATGACGCTGACAGCGGCTGGGAATTTGGGTGTGGGTACTACAAGTCCTATCAACAATAGCGGTTATGGTGGCTTTTCATTAAACGGCACTAGCGGTGCTTTGTTGAGCATGATGACCAATGGTACAGAATCATCACGCATTGTTAGCATTGGTAATGAAACGTCTATTCAATCAAAAGCAACTACTGGCTTTATTACTTTTGTTCAAGGTGTAAGCGGTGGCACAGAACGAGCCAGAATAGACACTAGCGGTAACTTGATAGTGGGGACTAATAGCGTTTCAGCAGCAAATGAGCGTCTAAGAATTTATGGCAGCAATGCAAACTGGATTAGTATTTTTGAAAACGTAAATGCAAACCCTTATGGAAATTTATTTCAATATTCTGTAACTAAAAATGGAACTGGTAATGAATTTTTAGGTTGTTATGAAGGTGGTGGTGCGACCACAAGATTAACTATTCGTTCTAATGGTGGTATTGCCAACTATTCTGGCAACAACGTCAATTTATCTGACCGCAGAGAAAAAACAAACATTGCCCCCGCCAAGTCTTACCTTGACACAATCTGTGCTATTCCTGTTCAGACATTTAATTACATTGACCAGAACATGGAAGAAGATGGCGGTCTGACATTGGGTGTTGTTGCACAAGATGTTCAAGCGGTTGCACCTGAATTGGTCATGGAAAGCAATTGGGCTAAAAAAGATGAAGAACCCAAAATGCGTTTGTCAATCTACCAAACAGATTTGCAATATGCTTTGATGAAGGCTTTGCAAGAACTAAAAGCAGAATTTGATGCCTACAAAGCATCACACCCTTAATCTTTAAAGGACTAACATGACTACCACTTGGACAATCTCACAACTAGACCGCAAAACAGCAGATGGTTTTGTAACCACAGCACATTGGCAAGCCACAGCAGTAGATGGTGAACACACAGCATCCATCTATTCCACTTGCTCATGGGCAGATGGCACAGTCAATACTCCTTATGCAGACCTGACACAAGCCACAGTGCTTGGATGGGTTTGGGCTAATGGTGTTGATAAGCAAGCAACAGAAGATGCTCTGGCGGCTCAGATTGCTTTGCAGAAGAACCCTGTGCAAGCGTCCGGTACGCCTTGGTAATAATATTTTAGGAGCCTAACATGGCAATTACATTAGACGGCACTTCTGGTGTCACAACTCCGGGCGTGGTAAACACTGCGGCTGAAACCATTGCAACGACTTTGGCGGTGACGGGCGTATCTACGTTGACGGCGGGTGCAGTTGTTCAAGGTCTAACAGTAGGCCGTGGTGCAGGTGCTGTGTCTACCAATACTGCGGTGGGTGCAGCTGCTTTAAACAATGGCTCATTGTCTGGTGGCGAAAATGTTGGGCTAGGATACAACTCTGCCCAAGGATTGACTACTGGCGTTCGCAATACAATTTTAGGCTCACAGTCTGGTCAAAATTTGACTACTGGTAGCGATAACATTTTGATTGGTTATCGTACTGTCTACAATGCCACATCGACTGGTTCAAACAATGTAGCCGTTGGAAGCGGATCACTTTACTCCAACACCACAGGCTCTAGCAACACAGCAGTAGGGCATCAGGCGGGGTATACAAACCAAACTGGCGGGGCTAACACATTTATTGGTTGGCAAGCTGGCTACACTTCAAACACTACAAACGGAAGCAACGTATTTGTCGGCTATCGTGCTGGAAAAGACATAACAACAGGTGAGTCAAACGTAGTTCTTGGCGGGTTTCAAGGAAACCAAGATAGTTTAAACATTCTTACAGCATCTAACTATGTGGTAATTGCTGATGGCGATGGTAATCGACAGATTACGATGAAAGAAGGGCAGACCCTTGCGCTTGACTCAGCAGTTCCAAACGCTGGCACAGGCATCACATTCCCCGCAACTCAATCAGCATCATCAAACGCTAATACGCTAGATGATTATGAGGAAGGGACTTGGACACCTACTGTTAGTGGTGGAACAACTGCGGGAACTGGAACATACTCAGCACAAAATGGGCGGTATACCAAAATTGGTAATCAAGTAACTGTAACTGCATACGTAAGTTGGACTGCTCACACAGGCACAGGCGGTTTGAATTTTACTGGTTTGCCATTTACTGTCTTAAACGTAAGCAATGTTTTTTACTCAGTATCTTTTGGTTTGTTTAGGAATGTTGCATTGACTGCTAATAATGTTGCAACAGCCTACGCAGTTTTTAATCAAACAGCAATCAATGTTGAACAATATCCTGTTGGTGGTGGAAATTCTACTTCTGTACCAATAGATACAAGTGCTGAGATTATGTACACGCTTACTTATTTTGCAGCTTAATTTATTCAGGAGAAATCATGTCTATCACCAAAACCACAACTGTTGACCAAATTACAGTAACCGAGAACGGCATCGTTCTCTATCGTGAAGCAACACGCATCATGGAAGACGGCAATCAACTAAGCCAAACCTACCATCGTTCAAGCCTCACACCCGCACAAGACCTAACAGGCGTTCCAGCAAATGTCGTGGCAATCTGCAATACGGCATGGACTGCTGAAATTGTTAGTGCTTATCAAGCAGAGCAAGCACGAATTGCTGCTGAACAAGAAGCACAACGCTTGGCGGCTGAAGCGGCTCAAGCTGCGGCTGAATTGGCTCAAACATCTGGTACTTCACAATGAAGCTAGAACTAGACGTTAACGAGATTAACTTTGTATTGCAGACTCTTGGTGAGTTACCAAGCAAGTCAGGCGTGTGGCCTTTAATTTTGAAGATTAAAGAACAGGCTGAAGCGCAAGTTCCTAAAGAATCGGAGTAAGTCATGGCTTTTACAAATCAACAGATTATTGATTATTTGTTAGCTAATCCAGAGTTAACTGATCCTCAAATTGTGGACGCTATGAAGCAGTTCAAAATTACACCTGCACAAATGGCAAGTGCTGTTGGTTTGTCTGAGGGTGCTATTCTTTCTAGGATTGCTAGAACTATTCCGTATGGTTCATCTTTAATTCTTGGTGACACTATTATTGTTCCCGAATATCGGGTAATTGGTTCTGGAGAGGATCAGCAAATTGGTGGTCTTGAGACTTTTTACACATCTAAAACCACTGGCGATGTTAACTACAAAGCCCCTGCTGGTTCTGAATATCAACAATATGCTGCTGATGGAACATTTCAAAGAACTGGTAAAACTCAAAAAGAACAATCATTCTTTGGTGGCTTAGTAGAAGCATTTAAAGACCCTGTAGTTTTAGCCGCTTTAGGTGGTGCGGCTGCGGGTGGATTGTTTGGTGGTGCGGGAGCGTTAGGTGGTGCGGCTACAGGTGCAGGAACGAGTCTTGGCACAGGTTTAACAGCAGGTGCGGGTGGCCTTGGTTTAAGCACTACAGGCGCAGGTCTTGGTGCTTTAGGAACTGGTGCGGGTATCACTGCGGGAACAGGTTTAGGTACGGGTGTCTTAGCAGGTTCTACATTAGGTACTTCACTTTTAGGAGCAGGTGCATTGACAGGAGCAGGAGTTCTTGGCGGCACAACTCTTGGAACGGCAGGAACAGGTCTTGGTGCTTCAGGTTTGGGAGCAGGTTCATCATTGGGCACTGGAATAACCGCAGGTACTAGTGGTTTAGGTCTTACCACAACGGGTGCGGGTTTAGGTGCGGCAGGTACAGGCGCAGGTATTACAGCAGGTACAGGATTAACTGGAACTGGTGTTTTAACAGGATCAGGTCTTGGTTCTACTTTGCTTGGAACTTCTACGGGTGCTTTAACAGGAACTGGAGTTCTTACAGGTTCTGGGCTTGGTACATCTTTATTGGGAACAGGCGCAGGAACGGGTGTAACTGGTGCTTTGACAACTGGTGTCGGCACAGGAACATTGGGTACTGGTGCATTGACAACAGGCGTAGGAACTGGTGTAACTACTGGTGCAGGAACTGGCGTAACTACTGGTTTAACTGGCTTAACACCATCTCAAATAGCTTCCATAATTTCAAGCGGTCTTAATACTGGTGCAGGTCTTCTCCAACAACAAACATCTCGTGAAGCGGCTATTCGTGCTCAACAGATGATTGATGCTGAGACTGCTGCTGCTAAACAAGCGGCTCAATTTAGACCCGTTGGAATGACTACTCGTTTTGGAACTTCACAATTCCAAGTTAATCCAGTAACTGGTCAATTGACTAGCGCAGGATATACATTAGACCCACAAGCTAAAAATGCTCAAGACCGATTGGTAGCTTTAGCAGAACAAGGTCTGCATCAAGCAGAAGGCGCACAAGCACAATTTGCTCCTCTTCAAACAGGCGCACAACAACTTTATGGATTAGGTCAAGGGTATTTAAATGCTCAAACTGATCCACGTTTAGGACAAATTGCTTCTCAGTATCTTACTCAGTCCCCTGAGAGCAAAATGCTTACTTCTCTTGGAAGTAGTTACATTGCTCAGTCTCCACAAGAGGTTGCTCAGAACTATCTAAATCAACAGATGGCTTTGCTGCAACCTGGCAGAGAACAAGAGTTAGCTAATCTGCAAAACAGACTGCAACAACAAGGTCGTGGTGGTCTTTCTGTTGCTCAAGGCGGTACTTTGGGTGCTACTACTCCTGAACTACAGGCTTTGTATAACGCTCGTGCGCAACAAGAAGCTCAATTGGCGGCTAATGCTCAACAAGCGGGTCAACAACAAGTTCAATTTGGTGCGGGATTGGTTGGTACAGGTCAACAACTTGGAATTCAAGGCCAACAGTTTGGCATAAATACATTAGCCCAACAACAAGCATTAGAACAACAGAGAGTTGGTTTTGGCTCTGGACTATTTAATCAAGGTGCGGGACTAATGGGTCAGTACTATGGTGGTCAACAAGCGGCATATCAGCCTTATACGACTGCTTTGGGACAGGTTCAAGGCTTAGAGCAATTGGCACAACAACCTTTGACAATGGGTGCTGGTTTAGCTCAACAAGCGGCTACAGCAGGTGCAAATGTGGGTCGTTTAGGCTTGTCAGGTGCAGAGTTTAGTACACGATTGGCTACTGGTAATGCGGCAACAACTAACCCGTATTCAACATTGTTAAGCGGATTGGGTGCTTCTGCTTTTGGCAGTTTATTTTCGTAAGGATTCATCATGGCAGAAAATATCGTAGCGGGTTTGTTTGGACTAACCCCACAAATGTATGGTGAGCAACAGCGCAGAAGTGCTTTGCAAGAGGGTATTACTCTTGCTCAACTAGACCCTGCGGCTCGTGGTGCGGCAATGACCTATGCGGGTGCTAGAGGGCTTGGTAACGCTATTGGTGGTGCTTTTGGAGTAGAAGACCCACAACTAAAGATGATTAGTGCTAGAAACGCTGTTGCTCAACAGATAGATCAGAGTAATCCTGAATCAATCTTGCAAGGTGCTCAGATGTTGGCACAAGCGGGTGACCAACAAGGTGCTATGGCATTGGCTCAATATGCTCGTCAAGCACAGAGTGAGATGGCTTTGGTTCAGCAAAGACGGGCGGCAGAACAGTCTTCTTTGGCTACTGCGGCTAAGACTCAATTGTCTATTGACCAAGAAACAAAATTGCGTGATGAATTGTCTAAACTTCCCCAAGGTACTACGCAAGATGATGTTATTGCCGTATTAACCAAATATGGCCCACCTGAAAAAGTTTTGGCGGCTTTAACAGCGGCTCAGAGCAAAACAGAAGCCACACAAGCTAGAACAGATACTGCTGCAGCGGCTAATCAAGCTCGAATTGATGCGGCTAAAACTGCGGCTGATGCTGCTCTTGAAAGGGCTAAACTTGCGGCTGATGCTCAGATTGAGGCGGCTCGTGAACGTGGTGCTACTGCCTTGCAAATTGCTCAATTGCAAACGCAATCTAAAAAAGATATAGCAGCATTAGCTGCATCTCTTAAAGCAGACACCGCTAAAAGCAAGCCACTACCCGCATATCTTGCAAAAGATGAAGAGGCAGATTATGGAACTGCTACAGCAGCAACAAACTTAGCCTCAGATGCCAATAACTTTATTGGAAGAATTAAATCTGGCGACATTAAGTTTGGCTTAAAAGACAGAGCAAGTATTAGAGCAAGACAATTAGTTGGATCAAATGATCCAGATGTTTTAGCCAGAGAAGACTATGACAAGTTTTTAAAAGTATTGACCAATGAAAGCTTGCGCTTAAACAAAGGCACTCAGACTGAAGGTGATGCTGTAAGGGCTGCAAAAGAACTTGAGAGTTCAGAGTCTCCTCAAGCAGCGGCATCAGCAATGAGGCGGTTACTTGAAATCAATGTAAGGCGTGCTCAGAACGCTTCTGACGATGTGCTTAGACGTAGACGGAACGCTAATTTCCCTCAACCAGAGCGTCCAATTGATGTTCCAAAATTTGATGTGCAAATTATTGACAATAGAGAATATCAAAGTTTTCTAAGAAACCCTAAATACCCATCTGGCACAACATTTATTGACCCAGAAGGACAAAGAAGGACAAAACCATAATGGCTGACTATAAAGATGCACCACTTGCTGATCAACCACAGGCATTCAAATCAGTCCTTGGATCGCCCGTAGATTACTCAGGGCTAGCCGAGGCTCTTAGGTCTGTTGGTCAAGGCTTGACCTTTGGAACACTTGATGAGATTGAGGCGGCATTAAGAACTGGCTCAATTAGTGGGCCTGAGTATGAAAAGCAGCGCAATATGTTGCGTGAGCAACAGAAACAATTTGGCATGGATTCTCCCATTGCTAAAACTGGCCTAGAGATTGGTGGCAGCTTAATTGCTCCACTAGGTATTGCTAAACAGGTTGCAAAGCTTGCCCCCGCCACTCAAGCATTGGTTACAGGTCAGACTGTGCCAGGTCAAATTGCCCGTGGCACTGCAATTGGTACGGCAACAGGTGCGGCCTCTGGCTATGGTTTTGCTGAGAAGGATGAGGGATCAG